TAAGACTATTATGATTACAACAGCAGTAATGACAAAAAGAAAGCGTAGTGTTCACTATGTCAACAATAAGGAGTTCTTGGCTGCACTAGTCGAATATCGTCGTGTTGTCAAGGAGGCAAAAGAGAAAGGAGAACCACAGCCGGTAATTCCCAATTATATAGGAGATTGTTTTCTGAAGATTGCGACACATTTATCATTCAAGCCAAACTTTGTGAACTATATGTTCAAAGATGATATGATCTCGGATGGAATAGAGAATTCTGTTCAGTACATTCTCAACTTCGATCCAGAGAAATCATCTAATCCTTTTGCTTATTTTACTCAGGTAATTCATTATGCATTCTTGAGGAGAATCCAGAAAGAGAAAAGACAACTAGAAATTAAAGGGAAGATTTTAGAGAGATCTGGATTTGATGAAGTATTTGCTGATGATAACACACTTGACAGATCCAACTATTCGGATTATAATTCTATCAAGGATTCTATTCATAGTAAGATGAGAAACTGACAAATGCTTGTTTCTATAATTTCGGATACCCATTGGTCCGCTAGAAAATCTTCTAAATTATTTCATGATTACTTTCAACTTTTTTATGAGAACATCTTTTTTCCGACTCTAGAAGAATATGGAATAACAACAGTTATTCACATGGGAGATGCATTTGATAATCGCAAGAGCATTGATTTCTGGGGACTAGATTGGACTCGTAAGGTAGTAATGGATCCGCTATCAAAATACGATGTTCATATGATTGTGGGAAACCACGATGTATTTCACAAGAATACTAACAAAATAAACTCACCAGGACTACTACTCAAAGAATATCCAAACATAAAAGTTTACAATGAACCGACCGAAGTCAATGTTGGAGGACTCAATGTTGTCTTTGTACCCTGGATCAATCAAGAAAACGAACAGTTGACGACTGACATCCTAACTCGTTCAAAATCTAAGATTGTGATGGGACACCTAGAGCTTAATGGATTTGAGGCTTATACCGGCCATATTATGGAAGACGGTAGAGATCCAAAAATTTTTAGTAAGTTTGAGAAAGTATTTTCTGGCCATTATCACAATAGATCTGATGATGGAACAGTTTATTATATTGGCAATCCTTATGAAATCTATTTTAATGACTTAGACGAAACAAGAGGATTTGTAATATTTGACACTGAGACATTAGAGCATTTTTATGTTGATAATCCTTATAAGATGCACTATAATCTTTATTATGATGATACTCCAAATCAACTTCTCAATACATCTGAGCTAGAAAATAAAATTGTAAGGCTAGTCGTTAGGAAAAAATCAAAAGTAAAAGATTTTGAAAATTTTGTTGAGAAACTATACAGAGCAAATGTAGCAGAATTAAAGATTATAGAAAATTATTCTCTCATAGACGAAGAACAACTTGAGGAATCATTAGAAAGCGAAGACACCTTCTCATTACTCCAAGGATTTATTGATGAAAGTGAATCTACATTAAATAAAAGTGTTCTCAAAAATATATTGAAACAAACTTATGTTGAGGCAAGTGAGTTAGTCTGATGTTTTTGATAACTCTTGATGGGAAGGAAGATGAGGGAGCATATTCTGTTTTGAATCAAGATGGAAAGAAAGTCATCTTCTTTTTTCAAGAGGAAGATGACGCAATCAGATATGCAATGATGTTAGAAGAAGATGGTATGCCAGAAACTCATGTCATAGAGTATGATGATGATATTCTGATAAAGACATGTGAAGTTACTGGAAACTTGTATACAGTTATTAAATCAAATGATATTGTGATCCCACCAAAAATTTATGATAACTTTTAAGACAGTAAAATTTAAGAATTTTCTTTCTTTTGGCAATCAATTTACCGAAATTGATTTGAATACTCACCATAACACATGTCTGGTAGGAAAAAATGCCAGTGGAAAAAGTTCTTTCATGGATGCAATCACATATGCACTATTCAACAAGGCATATCGTCCTATTAACAAACCACAACTCATCAATTCTGTAAATGAAAAGGAATGTTTGGTAGAAATTGAGTTTGCGGTTGGTGATATAGAATGGAAAGTCAGGAGAGGACAGAAACCAGCCATATTTGAAATTTATAGAAACGACGAACTTCTAGATCAGAGTTCTTCTGCCATAGATCAACAACGCTGGTTTGAGCAAACTGTCCTCAAAATGAATTATAAATCTTTTACGCAGATTGTGATATTGGGCAATAGTAACTTCATTCCCTTTATGCAACTACCTGCAGCAAGCAGACGAGAAGTTATCGAAGACCTTCTTGACATCAAGATATTTTCTTCCATGAATACTGTGGTTAAGGAAAAGATAAAATCAATAAAAGATGAAGTAAAAATTCTGCAAATCAAGAAAGATTCTTTTTTTGATAAAGTCAAAATGCAGACAGATTTTATCAAAAAAATAGAGCAAGAGGGAACATCTCAAATAGAAGAGAGAAATGAAAAAATACAAAAGCTAATTTCTTTTTCTTCTCTTACTGAACAAGAAAATCAGAAATTACTCGAAGAGTCTGAAAATTTGAACGGCGATCTAGAAAAAATAGGAGAAAGCACTGGGAAGCTGAAGAAACTAGGAACACTGAAGGGAAAACTATCACAAAAATTATCTACAATTACTGCTGATCGTAATTTCTTTCTTGATAACTCTGTCTGTCCAACTTGCACGCAACAAATAACAGAAGAACTCAAAGAAAAAAAGACAGAAGAATATAAAGATACTATAGAAGAATTAGAAACAGCATACGAAAAATTAAAAGATACAATACAAG